TTCTGGAGTAGTTATGTAGACGCAATCTGCCCTTTTTGTTGGAAACGTCAGTAATCTCACTACCTTTTTGTAAAACATCGCAACATAATTCTATAGCTATGACTGGTCAGTCCCTGACCACCCTGGCTAGCCTCTAGCCAGTCGAATAAGGTTGACAACGCCAGACTACATGTGCTAAAAGGAGAGTGAGCCGCCATGCAGGACGAGACCCCTCCCACCGTTGCTACAGCACTCGCTCATGTCCATATACTCTGCACACGCCTAGAAGCATTGCAACGCGATGCAGAGTTAGTGAAAATGGAAATACGCGAAGCGTGGCGTGCGGTCCCGCACATGCCGGTGCGCCGCGAACGGCCCTGTAGGCTATGCCTACGGCCAACGCTCGACATGTTCGGCGACAGCCCGCAGTGCAAGCGTCATCCGATTGCAAAAGTCGGTGGCGTGCCAATCTACGATGAGAAGATGGCGGAGATTTACGCGGAGCTACTGCGATGAATGGGCAAGAGATCACTGGACCAAGTCCTACTATGATGCGAAAGCAAGACCAACGACTCGAGAAGAAAGTCAACCGTCTGTCTATGCTTCCTAAGCGTCCAACCAAGCGCACAGCGCGCGGCGGAACCTGTGGCTACCGCCCCAACGAAATCATGCGATGCCGACGGCGTACACGGACCTTGGTTCAACTAGAGCGCACCGAAGGTCCTGCAATGGATAAAAACAACGTCATCGTAGTGGAGCGTTGGCAATTCCGATGCGTGACACATCAACAGGAGCGTTACATATGAAAATAAGAATTTGGGTCAGACACCCGGTAGCACAAGCGTCAATGGATTGGCCTAAATGGTTCTGGCGCGGTACTGACACAGTAGGATTAGCATTGAGTAGGCTCAATTTCATGGTGATCTACCGATGACTAAACCAACTATGATATGCGAACGTTGCAATGCAAAATGGGAAAAGGAATCGCTAACTTGCTCGAGTTGCGGTGCGCCTTGGGTATGTCGCGTATCAATGGATTGGGCAAAACGTCTTGCAAAGCATTGCCATGACTAAACCAATCGACTACAACGTCCGTCTACAAACGCTCGGCGACTTGGAATCCTATTCCAAGTGTGTCAAAGATTGCATTGTCGAACGCATCAGTCACGTCGAGCGATTCACTGGCATACGCCTCGCCGGGACACGCCTAGAGTACAAGGATTGGTTACACGATGGAATGTTTGGTATAGCACACCACGCCACTGACTCCATCGAAGTCGGTAACACAGCATCCGCGTTGCAAATAGCCGGTACCGTAATCCACGAGCTAGCGCATATGATGGTGGGCCATGCCGCAGCGCACGGGCCGCATTGGTCAGAAGCATGCAAAGCACTAGGTTTGCTAACCGAGCGTGCTGTCTACAAGGTTTCCGATTTCACAGACGACACTCTCGCAATCATCGCGCTAGCGATTGCACGATTCGCACACGACCACCCGACGTTAGTGTATGATCCTGAAACAGAAATCCCGAAGCCTGCCACGCAACTAGACGACTACCTCCCATTCCAATTGGAAGGTATCCGTTGGATGCTACGCAATCCAAAGCACATTCTACTAGCGGACGAGATGGGCTTAGGCAAGACTGTCGAAGTTATGGGCTACATAAATGTAGCGCATCCTGAGCGCATCCTAGTAGTGTGTCCCAACAACGCAAAACTAATATGGAAGCGTCACTTCGATATAACAAAGGGTTGGTGCATTTGGCCTTATGAAGTAGAAGTCGCATCAACCCAATTGTTTCTCCATAGTGACGTAGTTGTGATGAATTACGAAGCCGTAGTGAAATGGGGCGACGCGCTGGCGCGTCAGCATTGGGATCTAGTCGTTTACGATGAGGGACACTACATCAAAAATCCCAGCGCGAAGCGCAGCAAAGCGTGTTACGCAATCCACGGGGATAAGGAAATCATAGTCACTGGCACGCCAATTGTAAACTATCCATACGAGCTGTTCCCACTGATTCACTATCTCGATAAGGAAAACTGGCCCGAGTATGGCAGATTCGAGGCGCGCTACGGTGCGCGCGGCAATAGTAGATTTGGTTACAATCTACCCGATTTAAACAATCGTCTGCGCAGCAGCATCATGCTTCGCAGATTCAAGAAGGATGTACTAACGCAATTGCCGAAGAAGCGTCGTCAAGTAGTAGAGTTTGAAGTCGACGACGCGACACGCAAGCTAATCGAAGAAGAGATGGAGTTGTTTAACAGCTTGCAAGGCAACGCCACGGCAGCCGAGGCGCAGTTTCTATCTGCCCTAAAGAATGAATCAGACGTCGCCATAGATGACATAGATTGGGGCGCACTAATAGATGGATTGCGTAGCACGCGACTCTACGCTTTCGAGCGCATGGCAGAGATCGCGCATCGCATCGCGCAAGCGAAGTTACCGTTGGTATATGAGCATATCGAAAACGCGCTAGAGACGCGCGAGAAAGTTATAGTCTTTGGACACCATCGGGACGTACTTAGTGCTGTGGCAGATAAGTTTAAGCCTGCCTCTGCTTTACTTCTTGGTGGTCATAGCGATCAGGCAGAACGTACAGAGGAAGCTAGCAATCGTTTCAATAACGATGATACTTGTAGGTTGTTTGTTGCTGGTATCACACTCGCTCAAGGCTACTCTCTGGTAGGTTCGTCAACAGTAATATTCATAGAAGAGAATTGGGTCCCTGGCCTACATACGCAAGCGGAAGATCGCGCGCACGGCATAGGCCGAGGCGACACCGAGGCGCGTAGTATGCTAATTCAACATCTAGTGTTCGAGGATTCGCTCGATACTAAAAAGGCGAAGATGAATATTGCGAAGCAACGTAGCATCGACAGGGCGACGGGGAGTAGGATATGAATCAAATAGATTTAAAAGTAGTCCATGTGATAATGCCATGAAAATCAAAGGTATGGGCCTAATCGAATTCTTCTACAAAATCATTTTAGGTTGGCAACAATGTACTAATTGTGGACGCTACGTTAATCTTCACAAACGAGATTGTTGCGGGAGGATTAGATGAAACAATTAAGTCTACCGCAAGCGCCGCGCAAGATGCGCGACCCGAAAACGCCACAAGACGCGGCACGTATGTTGACGGCTATGGCGGAGCGTGCGAAGCGCAACGCGGTACAAATGAAATTCATCGCCGGGCGATTCTGGCCCGCTAGTAGCCATATAGCACATTGCATGACACAAATCTACGATTATGCCAAGGAATTACAGGGTTACATGGAGCACCATAAGTGATCTTCTACATGGTCAACGCGGTCGTTTGGGGCGTCTTAGCTACAGTCTTGGGATTCAATGCTATGAAGCATTGGGAGGCATGGTTAATCATAATCACTGGTGTATTCATGGCTCTATGGGGAAGGGAAGATTTCCGCAAGTGAGAACACAAATGCCAAACGACGAAACGATGCAGTCGGTAGGCTTCGCATTCGTAAACGAAACAACGATGCGTTGCTTACGCTGCGGCAGCGTAATGTCCGCAGTGTTCGCCAGCGCGTTAGCGCACAACGAAAAGCGCGAATATCCACTACCTACATCACGAGGAGGGGTCAGGGGAATTATTCTATCGGAGTGCGAGCTACAACTACACACAACGGTCGCGTAAACCGGAGGCAACAAATGCCACAGCTTAAGATTTATCGAGATAACAAGACAGGGAAAGTGTTCCACGATTCGTGTTTCGAGGAAGACGAGTCGCGCGTCGGATTTACAGAGATCACGTCTAACGACGTGGAAGATGACGAAGATTGCGAGTCGTGCGCTGGTTCAATTCTCGAGGCGCCGGACGAGGATGACGACGAAGTCGATGACGACGATGAGGTCGAGGCGTGAGAACGTGGTTAGTTAGCTTCGAGTTAGTAGACGACGGCGTCGAAGATCCCGACGGCGAAGTAAAAGGTAAATACTTCAGCGCGCGTGAGCTAAAGCGTTTGTTTGTACAAATCAAAACGTCGGGACTCAAAGTTAAGAACATAGCACTAACGCGACTTAGGCGTTCACAACTATGAAACGCTGCACAAAGTGTGGTTACACGCACAACCACGCGGACAATGCGCGTTGTCAAATCTGTAAAGAGCCGCTGAAATGAAACTAAAAGCCACGGCCCTACAGGAGCGCGTCGGCCCCACTGGCAATGTCTACATGGACGGACGTTATGAAATCCAATGGGAAGATGGAGGGCCGTGGCTTTCGTTTGGTTTATCTAGTTTCACAATCGAGGAATGGTTGTTGCTAGGTTCTTTGGTAATGCTCGGGGCACGAAACTCAAATGTAGATTTTGAATACGTTGCTCTGCCAGAGACAGTATGCCAACAGTAGTGGAATCCGCCCACCGCAAAGTGATAACCGCGATAGGCGTGCGCTACGCCAACGGCGCGCCGTTCGCTATATGGGAGTTAGAACGTGTAGTGAACGTCTCGAAGTCATCCATAATTCGTGTATTGCGCCAATTAGTAAAATTAAACTATGTTTTGCATAGTAAGAAAGCCTATGCTGGCAAACATTACCGCGTCGCCGCACGCTGGACTGATGTTATCGAAGTCACTAACACGTTTGAGATAGCGAAGGCTTTGAAGATATGACAATGTTTCGCAACGATAGTCTATCAGAGCGAGAGTTAAAGTTTATGAAAGATGGCGTCTACACTGCGAGCGTCAGAATCGAAAACTTTCCACGCGCGTTAAATTTCGAGTTGAATGAAATCGCCACGCGGATGCAGCTTCCTAAGAAGGAAGTTGTGCGGCTCGCGTTGACGGAGTTTGTGGAGCGTCACAAAAGTGAGGTAAAGTAAAAATGGCACAAGCGATCTTTGAAGTAATAGCTGGGATCGTCCCTGGAACTGCTGACGCAAAGCACACAAGACGGTACGGTACGAAAACGGGAGATGATTTCTCGTATCAGGAAATGTTGGAAGAATGGCATAAGGCGCTCGCGTACGCGGAATATCTCCAGTTATTATCCGCAAATGGCCGAGAAGTAAACTGGGTGCAAATCACATTTCTTTGGCCGTGATGATGCCCACTGACGATCTAATCCTAGGAAGCAAGCCAATGTCCGATCTAACGGACGACGAGCTACGCGCCGGCATTGAGCAATTACAAAGTAAGCGCGAAGCGTTAGTTGCCGAGGCGCGGGCGCGTGTTGCGGCCGGGCGTGCGCCCGCTATGCCAAAACCGCGTGCGGCGCCAAAACCAAAAATAGATCCGTTTATGACGGATATGCTAGCGATGCTGAAAGGCAACAAAAATGATTGATGAAAAGAACAAGATAATTTATTACGATTTCAGCACTGGTGCCGTACACCAAGCATGCAAGGAAAAGGCGCGCCTCGGTAATGTTATGGGATGGCGCCTACAGCGCGACGATCCCAAACTATCCTTCGGCCATGCTATCCACGCGGGATGGGCTGCTTACTACGATGCGCTTGCTGG